AGAGTTGAATGGATTTAGAGCAACTCCAGGTCATATGATGGAACATGGAATGAAGTGGGATATATTTAAGAAATTTAAGAAAACTTATTCTGGACATTATCACTGTCGTTCAAATCAAGAGAATGTTTATTATTTGGGTAATCCTTATGAGATGTTCTGGAATGATGTAAATGATGTCAATCGTGGATTTCATATATTTGATACTGAACTATTAGAACATACTCCTGTTAATAATCCATACAGGATGCATCATATCGTATATTATACTGATACTGATTATCAGTTATTTGATGCAAGAGAGTTGGAAAATAAGATAGTTAAAGTTGTAGTAAAGACAAGAACAGATCAATTAAAATTTGAAAAATTTATTGATAAGTTGTATAATGCTAATATAGCAGAACTTAAAGTTGTAGAAAACTTTGGCATACATGAAGTTGAAGAGTTTGAAGCATTTGAGTCTGAGGACACACTTTCTATACTTAATAGGTATATTGAGGAATCTGAAGTTAATCTTGATAAGTCAAGAGTGCAGAAAATGATTCAAGATATTTATCAAGAAGCATGTGAGTTAGTCTAATGTATATTCTAACTGTGATTGGTAAAGAAAGTGAAGGAGCCTATTCTGTTATTGATGATCAGGGTGATAAGGTTCTGTATATCTTTGAGGAAGAAGATGATGCAATGCGATATGTTATGATGATGGAGGAAGAGGATGACCATCCCGATATGAGTATTATCGAAGTGGATGATAAAGTTATGCTCTCCACCTGCGAAATACACGGTTATGAGTATGCTATCATCACCAAAAACGACATTGTAATTCCCCCACCCAAATCTGATAATGATATTATTTGAAACTATAAGATGGAAAAACTTCCTCTCTACAGGAAATCACTTTACTGAAATCAGTTTTAATTCACATGCTACAACATTAATTGTTGGAAATAATGGTGCAGGTAAGAGTACTGTATTGGATGCTTTGACATTTAGTTTATTTGGTAAACCATTCCGTAAGATTAATAAAGCACAATTAATTAATACTGCTAACGAAAGAGATTCTTTGGTTGAAGTTGAGTTTACGATTAACGAAACTGAGTGGAAGGTAAGAAGAGGAATAAAACCAAATATATTTGAAATTCATAGGAATGGAAATTGTCTTGATCAATTTGCTAATGCTAATGACCAGCAGAAGTGGTTAGAGCAGAATGTTCTTAAGATGAATTATAAGTCCTTCACTCAAATTGTTATCTTAGGAAGTAGTACATTTGTTCCCTTTATGCAATTGACTGCTACTAATCGTAGAGAAGTAATTGAGGATCTTTTAGATATAAAAATATTCTCATCAATGAATAGTCTTATCAAAGATAAGATACGTCAGATGCGAGAGGAAAATAGAACCCTAGAACTCAAAAAGGATTCCCTTAATGATAAAGTTAAGATGCAAAGTAATTTTATCGAAGAGATAGAACAGCAAGGAAAGGGAAGAATAGAAGACAATAAACAAAAAATAACTAATCTATTTTCGGAGTGTGATGATTATGTTTCTGAGAATGAAGCATTAGAAAATGATGTTCATGACCTAACCAAAAGTCAAGAAATGTTAACAGGGACTAAGGAAAAGTTGCGTGAGTTAGGAAACCTTAAAGGAAAAATATCACAGAAGGTATCTACCATTACTAAAGAGCATAAGTTCTTTACAAAGCATACGGTTTGTCCTACCTGCACACAAGATATTGACGAAGAGTTTAGACTAAATAAAATCGCTGATGCTCAATCTAAAGCAAAGGAACTCAAATCTGGTTACACACAACTAGAAGAGGCAATTAAAGAAGAAGAAGAACGAGAGCATCAATTTCTTACTGTATCTAAGGAGATTACTAATTTAACGCATGGCATTTCTAAAAACAATACTCGTATCTCTGGGTGTCAACGACAAGTCAGAGATCTGGAATCGGAAATTCAAACTATTACCGAACAACTTGCAGACAGAAATACTGAACATGAGAAATTAGAATCGTTTAAGAAAGGTTTAGATGAGACTTATGAATCTTTAGCTACTAAAAATGACACTGTAAGGTACTATGATTTTTCATATGGGTTGCTTAAGGATGGTGGAGTCAAGTCTAAGATAATTAAAAAATATCTTCCATTAATTAATCAGCAAATAAATCGCTATTTGCAGATAATGGATTTTTATATTAACTTTACCTTGGATGAGGAGTTTAACGAAACTGTTCAATCTCCCATCCATGATAATTTTTCCTATTCTTCCTTTAGCGAAGGGGAAAAAATGAGGATAGACTTAGCACTTCTATTCACATGGAGAGAAGTTGCCAGATTTAAAAATTCTGTCAATACTAATCTATTAATACTAGATGAAATATTTGATAGTTCTTTGGATGAGTTTGGCACGGAATACTTCACTAAAATTATTCGGTTTGTTATCCAAGATGCTAATGTGTTTATTATTTCACACAAGACAGGTATGGACGATAAGTTCGATAGTGTGCTAAAATTTGAAAAAGTAAAAGGATTTAGTAGGGCAAACCCATGACAGAAGAAAGAGTTCCTCCTATTGAAGAGAGGACTTTACCAAAAAGAGATTTAAAAGACCATCCATATAGAATATTAATCACTGGTTCTAATGGATTTATTGGTTCATATGTTAAAACATTCTTAGAATCTGATATAGCATATGATGGTTTTATATTTGATGGACTGGATTTAAGTTTAGGTCAAGATCTTGGAGATTTTACAAGACCTGATATAAGATATGACTGTGTAATACATCTTGCAGCATTTGCTGATATAAGAAATAGTCTTGATGATCCTGATAGATTCTGGGAGAATAATGTAGAAAAGGCAAGAGGGGTATTTAAATATTGTGAAGTAAATAATATTCGTCTTTTATATGCAAGTTCTGCTGGAGCAAAGGAATGGTGGTTAAATCCTTATGCTACCACAAAGAAAGTAAATGAGGTAATGGCTCCTCATAACAGTGTTGGTATGAGATTCTTTAATGTATATCGGGAAGGAAGAATGAGTAGAACTGATATGCTTTATAGAATGTTAGAAGATAAGACTGCAACATATCTTACTCGTCACAACAGAGATTGGATTCATGTTGATGATGTTGCAAGAGCAATAGCACGTATCATTCCATCTACTTTGACTGGTGTGGTTGATATTGGCACTGGTACTATGCATTCTGTAATAGAATTGGCAGAAGCATTTGGTCAAGGGGATCTTCCAATTAAAGAAGATACACCAGGTGAACCAGACACTTTAATAGCTGACACAGAGAAAATTCGCTCACTTGGATGGTATCCTACATATGATGTAATAGAGAGTGCAAAGGAATGGGTGCAGCAAAATGAGAGTGCCAAATTGGAAACACCACAGCAAGAAGGAAAAGAAGAGGAAACTTAAACCTCAAGCACTTCGTGCTGCTAGAGACAGACGCAGACACTTGATAAACTGTCTACCAACCCGCAAAAAGCGGGTTTTTTCGTGTAATGTACTAGTATACGAAAGGAAATCCGATGGCAGTAAAGAAGGAAATCAAATCACATCTTGCTCGACTTTTGGCGACTGAGGACTTAATTGTAGAGCATAAGGATGTTGAGACTGCACAGTTTAATGTGCAAACAAGAGAACTGCTTCTTCCTATGTGGGATAAAGCAAGTGAGGAAGTATATGATATGTTGGTCGGTCACGAGGTTGGTCACGCATTGTTCACGCCCAATATAGATCCTCCAAGTGATGTTCCTCACAGTATCTTAAACGTATGTGAAGATGCTCGTATTGAAAAGTTGATGAAGCGTAAGTATCTTGGAATTGCCAAATCCTTTTATAAAGGATATAATGAGATGCATAAGCAAGATTTCTTTGAGGTAGAGAATGAAAATATTGATACTTTTAATCTTGCTGATAGGGCTAATCTATATTTCAAAATTGGTCAATTCCTTGATGTATCTTTTTCAGATGCTGAGAAGGAGATTATCTCTCTAATACAAAATGCCGACACGTTTACTGAAACCATCGCAGCAGCAAAAGCGTTACATAATTTCTGCCAGCAGGAGCAAGAAGCAAAAGAACAA